CAGCTTATAATCAGACTCTGATCCGCCATGCGGCGGTTGTTGTATCCGTGAGAGCAACCGGGCTAGCAACCGCTCATCAGATTCAACGTCTACGCCGCCTTCAAGCTTGGTCGTCGTGGTCGCCGTCGATTGGACGCCTGCGATCGGTGATAGCAAAAAGATCGGCAAACCCGAACCGAAGTTGCCGGCATCACCGGCCTCAATCGCCAAGACTGGCACGATCAAGGGTCCGCCGGCGAACACAGCATCCCCGAGGACCTTGTATTGAATGCCGTCCTGTCGCTGCACAATTGTGCCGTCGAGTATTGTGGCGCCAGTGTTGCCAGAAAATGCTATCTGCCCAGAAGAAAAATCAGCGGTCTTGCGAATTACCTTCCAGATCGCGGCCCAGCGCTCCAGGTATTCCTTTTCAGCAGTGTCGATGATCGACTGCTTGGCGATCCAATCAAGGTAGCCATACAGCATGTGCACGGCGCCAGCCTCAGACTGGCCGACAATGCCGAGCAATGAACGGCGGAGCACGGCACTGTCAAGGCCCGTCACTCGGCTGCTGATGTCGGTGATTACGCGGTCGATCAGTTCGGTCAGTGTTGGTCTAGCAAATGGCATCAGGCAGACCTCTTCGCGGCTTGAGCCGCCCATTCGTAATTAAATCGATAGCGAACCGGCGTTCCGGTTGGCCGGAATATATCGACGAGAATCAGCATCCAGCCCTGAGCCACAAACTGGGCGGTGACTTCGACGCGGGTAGCGACCAGGTCCTCTACCATCCAAGCCAATGCCTCCCGGCAATACTGCTGGGCCCTGCCAAGGATCTGCGGCCGCTGCTTTTCGCGAGCCAGCAGCCACAGCAGCGAACCGGTTTGGTCAGAAGGTGTAGCGTTGGCGATGTCACCCCAGTAGCCGCGCAGGTCGTCCTGCGGTAGCTCAACGGGGATTTGCTCGTTGCTGGCCCGGCGATCAGTGAATAGGCTGATAATCACGGCAGTTTCAAGCCCATCGTCGCGCTCCAAATCGAAGCCCGATAGAACCAGAGCGCCACCGTTTTCGGTCATTACCATCGCGGCGTCGGCCATTAGACAGGTACTCCTGATCCACCACTGGTGTGCGTATGGGTGCTGTCGACTCGCTTGCCATTGTTCGTGATGGTGCCGGTGGTTGTGATGTTCCCGACCACCTCAAGGTCGCCGATAAGCTTGATCGTCGGTGCTTGGGCTTCTAGATGCTGAACGGCGGTGACCTTCACCATCTCGCGCAGCAGCTCGATCTTGTTGCCGAGGTCGTCGTAGATGGCGACCTCACCAGCATGCAGGGGGATTCTGTACCGACGGTCATCGACCACCAGAACAATCCCTTGCTCGCGGTTTCCTCCGAGGAAAGCCACCGCGACATCACCACCCAGCGGATGACTGGTGAAGCCATAGTTCTGCATGTGCTCAAGGCCATCACGAAGCTCATTCTTGAGCAGCTCAACCTGTACCTGTTGTCGCGGGCCAGTATCAGTGACGGCGCGCAGAACACCACGGCCAAACATCATCATCACTCGATTGCCCATCTCTTTGAGAGCTTCACTCATTTTGGCGGATCCTCGTCACCAATCGCTTCAGCCCAAATGTTTCGGCCGCCCTTTTTCCCTTTTTTGCTTTTCTTACCTTTCTCGCCGTCGGGCGGTTCAGGGTCAAAAGCCTGGGGGCTGACAATTTCAAGCTTGGCGGTCGTACCACCTTCGCCACGCTCATAGGTCACTTGCCGGACCAGCATCCAGCCATCCATTCGCAACCAGGACGATCGGACATAGACCAGAAGGCCCGGCTCCCACAGCGCACCGCCCGGGCTTTGTCGCCAACCCTGAACGGCAATGCTTGCCGCGGCCGACTTACCAATCCGGCTATTGGCCTCCCACGTCGCGCGATCTTGAAGACTAGAAGAGGTCCCGCCGGTTTCGGCAACCAGAAGCATCGGCCGATAGCGCTTGATACCGCTGTCGGTTACGCCACCCTCGATGTGCGCCTCGGTTTCACCTGTGCTATCGGGGCTGTAACTGGCCTGGCCTTTCACTAGGTAGCTGCTGAATCGTTGGCTGTGATCGATCGTGCCACTGGCGTTCAGAATGTTTTCGCCTTGCACCAGCGAAGTCGATGCCCGCCGCACACCGGCCCGCGTTATCAAGAGTCCGCCAGCACCGTCAGGCATAAGCAGCGCCTTTCGTTGTCTGGCGTACCGCTCGATAGCCTTGAATCCCGTCTCGCCTTGTTGCAGCTTGCACACGGGGAAAGGCTGCCCCACATCGATATCCGCTTTGACGGTCACGCCAAAAGGCGCGGCAAGGATCTGCGCGAACCTGAGCAGGTCTATATTTTTCCATTCGTCCGGGGCATGGACGGCGCTGCAATCGACCAAGTCGGCGACCTTGTCTCGGCCTTGGATATTGATGGTGTGGTCAGTGGAACTGTAAGACGGTTTGAAAATATCGACATAGCCGATCACCATCGGAAATCCGGCAAGCCGAACCTCGCAAGCGTCACCCGGGAGAATTGGCCACGGCTCAACCTGTGCTGGCTTGTTTTCGCTGGCCCCCCATTTTTCGGTGAGCGATGCGGTGAAAGCTGTAGTCGCGGCATCGATAGCCCGGGTAACGCCAAGTGACGTCCAGCCCGAGTAATTCATACCATTAACCAAAAGCTCGAGATCATCCATCTGCGAGGACCTCAAGCTTGTTGCCACCCATCAAAAACCCAGGATGACGAGGACTATTGCGGGATGTGATTTCATCAGCCCGAGCGGCATTTCCGTAAATTTGGTAAGCAACCAGCAACGAAGGTAGCGTCTCTTTCGGCACGTACTGGACGATCCGAGCGAGATCCTGCTCCGGATTCGGCACGGCCTGCACGACGCTAGTTCGTAAATCCGAAAGCGCCAGGTAGACCTCATCGCTGGGAGTGGCTTCGCTTTCAGCGTCAATGCGGTCAACCAGTTCCTCGCGGACCTTGATCGCCGCCTGGTAACTGTCATAGACCGTGGGCGTCAACGTAGTCCGCACGTTCGAAGTCTGAACAGTCGATTGCACAGCGGTGGTTGCTCTTCCCGCAACGACCGGGATCGGAGTTGACACCGTGGTCTGCGTTACCACTGCGGCCTTCGCGGCTTCAGCAATCGCCACTTGACGGACCAACGCATTGAGAGCGACCGTGTTCGTAGCCTGCTGGCGACGACTCGGCGTTGAAGTGCTGCCCGAATAACTGGACGGCGATCGATCAAAAAGGCTGATCAGCATGCTTAACGCACCGCTACCGAAAGCCGCACGGACTGAGCCGAACAGGCCGGTAATCCTGCTGACCATATTCAATGGTTGTTGGACCAAGCTGTAAGCGTCGGCCGCAAGCCCCTTCGCCTGCTGGTAGAAGTCGGACGCAGCCTGCAAGTCTCCGGCGAAACTCAAGCCTGGCGCCGCCATGAATTCGCCAAGTTCAGCGAGCCCAGCAGCCGCCGACTCGGCAACGTAGGCCGGAAATCCAGTTGTCAAAAAATCAGACACAAAGCTTTTCTCAGCCGCAGCGGTTACGGCATTGCCCTTCGCGCTGATGGCGTTGACGGTATCAACCTTGGCAGATGGGTATGAAGCCTCACCCGCCTCGAGGAAAGTCAGCTTCACCATACACATGCCGCCGTCGGCAGTGCTTTCGCTTATCCCAAGGCCTCGACACTCGACGGTCATCTCGCCGCGGTACGGGTGAACGAGAACGCCAGGGCCTGCGGTTTCGCACGCCTTCTCCAGTTCGTCACGCTGGGTCTGGTAATCCACCCCGATAAGATAGCCGGAAACGGAGAATTCACGAGCCTTGCGGCCGAGATCTTCGGTGTAAGGAACGTCGCGCTGGGCATGTTCGTGCACCGCTTGGCGGCGACCGTGCGTGCTGTCTGCGGACTCTACAAAAAAAGGAACGCCGCGAAAGCTCGCGGCGCGGTAGTTGTCTCTCCAGCCCATGGATGGCTCCGATTAATTCGCCATTGAGTAGCCCAGGTTCGTGTCGAACTGCGCTCCCTGGCTGCCCTCGGTTTTGACCTTTGCGCCTGGTGGCATATTTGTGAAGTCCACCTTCACCCGCACCTCCGATGGAGGTGCGGCTATGACCTTCGCCGTGTCTTTGCCAACCTGCGCAGCCCGGCGTCCAATTTCAGAGATATCCCTTTCCGATCCCGGGGCAGCAGCGCCGGCTTCAGGCAAAAGATTGAGGGATTCCCTGCCAGGCCGTGAGGCAGCTATTGGCGGTTCTTTTTGCTGGGTAGCGCCTTGTTCAGTTGTACCCCCCTCACCCGGTTCTAAGGTTGGCTCTTCGGCAGATATTTCTATGCCCAACATTTCGGCGGCCCAGTCCGGAATTGCGCTCCTCATAGCGCTGATCGCATCCTTGACCTTGGAGCCCAAAATCGCACCGAGGTCCCAGCCAGTCAGGTACTTGACCAAGCCCATGAAGGCCTCGGTCATCAGCGTGACAGGGTTGTATTCCTGCCACAGCTTCCAAATGCCATTGATGATCCCGTCACTGAACGCAGCCTTTACGCCCGCCCACTTCTCTTCAAAGAAGGCAACGATTTGGTACCAGTTTTGGTAGACGATGTACGCAGCAGCAGCGATCAGCGCGATTGCCGCAAGAAACCAGCCGATAGGCGTTGTGGCGATCGCCACACCGAGTCCTTTGAAAGCCATCCCGAGATTGAAGATGCT